GAGAAGTAGCGATGATGACATCCAAAAAATTCTTTATAACCTATTCTACGATGTACTTAATATTGAATTTAACCTTTGGTCTTGGACTCGCCAAATGTGTAAGTATGGTGATTTCTTCCTTAAACTAGAAATTTCAGAAAAATTTGGTGTATACAACGTTATTCCTTACACAGCATATCACATTGAACGTAAAGAAAATTTTGATCCCGAAAACCCATCTAAAGTAATCTTTAACTATAGTCCTGATGGTTTCTATGGTGGTGGATCTTCTGGTTACTACTATACTCCTAATTCTCAAACTAATAGTAATGTACTTACATTTGATAATTACGAGATAGCTCACTTTAGATTACTAGCAGACCTAAACTTCTTACCTTATGGTCGTTCATATCTAGAACCAGCTCGTCGTCTTTACAAGCAATATGTGTTGATGGAAGACGCGATGCTTATCCATAGGATTGTTCGCGCCCCAGAAAAACGTATTTTTTACGTTAACGTAGGTTCTATTCCACCTAATGAAGTAGAAAACTTTATGCAGAAAACCATTTCGACCATGAAACGTACTCCGTTTATGGATCCTCAAAATGGTGAATACAACTTAAAATACAATATGCAGAATATCCTTGAGGATTTCTACATCCCAGTAAGAGGTAATGATGCTGCTACTCGTATTGATACTACTAAAGGTTTAGAATACGCTGCTATTGAAGACGTAGCTTATTTAAGAAATAAACTATTTGCCGCCCTTAAAGTACCTAAAGCATTTATGGGTTACGATAAAGATTTAAGTGGTAAAGCAACATTAGCAGCTGAAGATATTCGTTTTGGTAGAACCATTGATAGAATCCAACGTATTCTTCTTTCAGAACTTTATAAAATTGCTCTAGTTCACCTATATGCTCAAGGATATGATGGTGAATCATTAGGAAATTTTGAGCTTTCATTAACTACTCCTTCTATCATTTACGATCAAGAACGTATCGCTTTGATGAAAGAAAAAGTAGAATTAGCAAATCAAATCTTAGAATCTAAATTGCTCCCAACTGATTGGATTTATCATAACATATTCCACTTAAGCGAAGACCAATACGATGAATACAGAGATTTAGTTATTCAAGACCAAAAACGTTCCTTTAGAACTACCCAAATCGCTGAGGAAGGTAACGACCCAGTTGAAACAGGACGTTCATATGGTACGCCACATGATCTAGCATCATTGTATGGTAGAGGTAGATATGAAGAAAATTCAGTACCTGATAATTACGATGAGAAAGTTCCATTAGGTCGCCCACAAGAAAAAGCTTCTAATATCAATACTCAAGACAATGCATTTGGTAGAGATAGATTAGGAAGAAAAGATAATAAAGTGGACGATCAACCTGGTCCAGGTATCGCTGAAGCTAAAAGTGCTTCAAATACTAAACGTTCTTTGATGGAATCTTTACAAAAAGAATTAGTGTTTGCTTCGGATAAACGTAAGGAATCACTATTAGATGAATCAAGAATCAAAGAGTAATAAATCCTGATATATTTATAATAAATTCTAGGGAATGAACATTAAACATTCAAAGTACAAAAATACTGGTATCCTTTTTGAGTTGTTGGTACGCCAAGTAACTGCCGATACTCTCAATGGGAAAAATTCCCCTGCTATTAAACTTATCCAATCTTATTTTGTTAAAAGCGAATTAGGTAAAGAATACAAGCTTTACGAAACTTTGGTTAAGAATACTTCATTAAATGAAGGTAAAGCTAATGTTGTATTAAGTACTTTATTAGAAACTTCTAAAAAATTAAATCGTAAATCTCTTAAGAGACAAAAATATAATTTAATTAACGAAATTAAAAAACATTACGATTTAAACGAGTTCTTTACTGCAAAACTTCCTAATTATAAGATTTACGCAGCTTTATATACATTAACCGAAATTGAAAATCTTAATGAGATAGTAGATACGGTTCAAATTATAAATAATAAAGTTACTCTTTTAGAGCATTTGTGTAAAACTCCAATTACAGAAGAAAAAGTTGAAGCAGACGTTTTAAAAGAATTCCAGTCTTACGACAAAGATACTCGTATGCTTACCTATAGAATTTTAATGGAAAAATTTAATGGTAAATATAGTGATCTTTACCCTAGCCAAAAAGAAATTCTTAGAGAATACATTAACTCAGTAGATTCAACCCCAGTATTAAGAGAATTTTATAATTCTAAAATTCAAGAAGTAAAAAGCGAATTAGTTACTCTTAATAATACTATTTCAGATAAAACTGTCCAGATTAAAGTGAATGAGGTATTAAATTTACTTCATGAATTAGATAAAACATCTAAAGTTACAAGTGAAAACATTGTAAACATTCTTCAATATTACGAACTTTTAGAAGAATTAAAATCTGCACATGGACAAGTTAACTGATAAAATTAAAGAAGTAGCTAGAGGACGTAAATTCATTCTTAAACCTACCCCAGGTGGTGAAAAAGAATTTGAATCAGACGTAGTGTACGTTCCTGATTTTGAAGTTCTTTTAAAGGATATTAACCGTGCTTTAGATACACTTAGAACCATTGCTACAGATCCTGAAATAATCAGTGATCCTAAATTTGGTGAAATCTATAATCAATTTAGACTTCTAAGAAATACTCTTAGAACTCATATGAGAAAAAATTACCCAACCGAATATCAAAAGATTAAGGGTATGTTTGAAATCTCAGCTGTTAGTGGTGGTACCGCCACTTTTAATCCTGGTACTGGAGCCAATTACGCGGTACCCGCGGCCTTTAACCCTAATAAAAAAGATAAGGGTACAAAACACAAATATTACTACAAACTAGGAATGAAACCAGTTACCGAAACTGATCCAGGAGCCACATTAGGTCCTGGTCCTAAAGCTGGTCCTAAAGGAGTAAAAAATAACTATTACGTTAAAAACTTTGGATACAAAGAAGTTAACCCAGTTAAATTAGCAGCTAAATCTAAAGCTATTGATACTAATTACCTCTGGGGAAAACCTTAATATTTATTGTTATGGGATATAGATATAAGCTAAAACAAAGTCTTAAAGAAGCTGATCCAAAACGTGCAGCTTTTCAACAAGAGCGTATTAAAGCTTTTGATGAAGTTACTGCTCAATTAAATAGGCTTTACCCTATGATCAGCAATGCTAAAGACGAAACTATAACCTATTACAACGAAAACCCAGGTTCATACGCAGTAGTGTATGGAACTGATTTGATTAAAAAAAGTTTAGACGATATAGAAACTTTATTAAACCCCGATAAATAATGAAAACCCTACAAGAACAATACAATTTACTAAAAGAAGGTAAGGGTCATAAGGATATGTTTATGAAATCAGCTCGTAGACTATTTCCAAATTACATTAGCAATGTAACACCATACGAGACAACTGTAACTATTTTAAAACAAAAGCAAATCCTATCTGAGGGTACTATCACTAATGGTAAAGTAGTAACAGTTGATCCATTTGCTAAGTTTAATAGTTTTTTAGGTGAAGCTAAAGCTGAAGAAAAAAAGCCTACAAAAGAAGTAACTGACATGGAAACTAGAGGTTACGACTATAAAAACCCAAGAATGATTGATAACGTTTACGGTGAAGAATTTTTAGAAGGCTACTACGCCGAAATGAAAGATCCTAAAAACGTTGATAAGACTGTAGATGAGTTAAAAGAAATCGTAGCTAAAAATTTAGCTAAAGATATTACTTACTACACAACTAACCAAGCTTTTGGTATTAAGGGAATAGGTTATTCAACTGAACATCCTGGTTTAGGTACTCCTAAAGAAGCCAAGGGCAAATACAAAGCCAGTGGTTATGGCGATTTACCTAAATCAACAGTAAAAGAAAACATGATTAAATTAACAGATCTTCTTTCAGAAAACTATAATTACGAATTTAAGGAAGCAGAAGACCAAGAAGAAAAGTATGTCGGAGGTGACGAAAGATACGAATACGAAAAAGGTGAAAAAGCTGAAAAGAAAAAACTTCAAAAAGAAGTAGATTTAGCTACACGTGTTAAAGAAATTGAAGAAGCAGGTAATATTGCTGCTTTAGAAGCTAAAATGAATGCTGTTGATGAAGAAATCATGGCTAGAGAAGGTAAATTAAACATGGTAAAGGAAAATGAAGCCCTTGCTGAGTTTATTAACCCATCTCGTATTAAAGAAATTGAAAGAGAAATTAAAGAATTAGAAAAAGTTAAAGGTAAATACGAAAAGATTTACGAAAAAATGACTAATTCTAAAAAGAAAGAAGTAGTAGACGAGACAGCAATTGATGAAATGTCTCAAGATATCGAAATCTAATATGAAACAAGTACTAGTAGAAACCCAACTCTTCAAGGTTAATCCTGTTCAATTAACTGAAGGCTCTAAGTCTTTAGCAGGTAATCCTATTGTTGAGGGTATCTTAGCTACAGCTGAAGTTAAGAATGGTAATGGTAGATACTATGCTAAAGAGTTATGGGAAAGAGAAATCGATAAATACATGGATATTGTTAAGGAAAACCGAGCAACCGGTGAACTTGACCACCCAGATTCTTCTATTATCAATTTAAAAAATGTTTGCCATATTATTAGAGATATGTGGTGGGATGGAGATCACGTGGTAGGTAAAATAGAAATTCTACCTACAGCATCTGGTAACATTCTTAAAGCACTTATTGATAATAACGTTCAAGTGGGCGTTTCTTCACGTGGAATGGGTTCTCTTAAATCAAGAGGAGACATCATGGAAGTACAAGACGACTTTGAATTGCTTTGTTGGGACTTCGTTTCAACCCCCTCTAACCCAGGCTCATACATGCATTTAGTAAGAGAAGGTAAAGAAAATAATATCATTAACCCATACGTTAGAGTAAATTCGATTGTAACCGAAATTTTGTGTGCAAACGGAACCTGCCCTATTATATAATATTTAAGAAGCCTGCTACCTTAGGCAAGGTCCCCGAAAGGGGGCCTTTTTTTTACTTTTGAAATATCTCTATATATGTATGGGCACATAATATGCTATCTATTATATAGCATCTAAGTTAAAGTATAACTATTATTGCGATTTTATAATAATCGTATTCCGCAAACTAAATTTTGAGGTATGGCAAACAGAGACTTGCTTAAAGAAGCAATCGCTGACGCAAAAGCACTTAAAGAAACTGCTATTGCAAATGCTAAAGCCGCACTCGAGGAAGCATTTAATCCTCAACTTCAAGCCATGTTCGCTAAGAAATTAGAAGAAATGGAAATTGAAGAAGAAGAATTAGATGAAAGACAAAAGTACGGTGGAAACAAAGGCGATGTTCCGGCTTCAATGCGTCCCGATAAAAAGGATACAGCAGAAGAAGAAGGAAAAGAAGACTACAAGAAGAAAGTCAAGGAGGGAGATGATATCAACCTAACCCGCTTCCCAGACGAAGAAGGCGAGCACGGAAACGTAGCTGGCAAGAATCTCGACGAAATGGACCTTGAAGAACTTCTAGCCGAACTCGATGAAGAAGAGGATTCTGAAGAAATGGAAGAAACCCTAAACGAGCAGGAAGAAGAAGAGGAAATGGAAATGGACTCTGAAGAAGAAAGCGAAGAAGAGGGTGGAGAGGAAGAAGAAATCGACCTTGAAGAAATGACTGAAGAT